GTGTATGGAAGTAATTGATGATAACAATGACGATGTAGACATTCAAAATCCAGACTCACTATCCAGTGTGTTTTCAAAGGGATGCACCGCCAAGATGGTAGTTCAAGGCAGTGTCTACATTGTAGGTCAGGGATTTGGTGTAACTTGGAAGCCAACATATGTTCAGCTATCTCGTCGATCAAAGAAGAGCGCTCGTGATATGTTTGTAGAGGACGAGGATGATACAGAAGTAGCAGAGAAGGTAGATGGAGGTGCAGTAAAGGCGTTTGAAGATGATACAGAGACTCCTGTGCCTTCTGATGCAAATACCTATGAACATACTCCTGCGGTAGTTGTATCTCCTGCTCCTGCACCAGCTCCTGCGCGTCGTCGCAAAGTAGCATAGACATTTGTATCATCTGGCGGTGCATAAATAACACCATCTAAATCAACAAAAATAGTATAATAAATATCAAATGTTTTTTCTTTTTGTTCGTGCATACAGTTCTTGTATACGTTTGTAGAACTACATTTTATACAAGATTTTTCTACATGTTTGTATTCCACAATATCCTGCGGTAGAACAATTTTAATAGCAGTATATGGTTTTAATTTTTCAGGGGTATCCAGACCTCTTCGCATACAATCCTCGTATGCTTCTTCGCTCATAATATTCCAAATTGTCCTATCCTGGGCTGTCCATTCCTCCTGCATCAAAGACGAAAATACATTATCACGAAACCAATAACATGTATGTTCTTCTCCAATATGTTCTACACAACCTATGCGTCGGTTGTCATCATTGTACAGCCAATATACGTGGATGTCGGTAGTTGAAAAATCAGGGTCTATATTGCCTCGCAATACATCTCTTCCGTCATAATTGTATTCTTCGACATCTGTATTCAAGTCAAACTCGGTGATATCGGGATTGACTGGATATACATTTTTTGAATGTCTCGACAGCATTCTTACAATTAATGAGCATTTAACAATGATAAAATATCCGCATCGTTATTAAACGTAGCTATACTTGTTACTGTTTCGCCATATGTGTTTTGGATAGTTTTATCTGCCCCCGCAGTCAATAATTTTTCAACCACGGCGCGAAGTTTAGACTCAGCAGCGAACATAAGAGCAGTAAACCCTTCGTTGTTTGTTTGATTGACATTGACACCTTTTGAAATGAGATAATCCACGAGACAACCGCAGTTATGTAAAGAGGACAGCATCAAAAGAGTGTTTCCAGACGCATCCTGTATATTGTAATTCGTTAGTGGCATACTCTTTACAAAATTAATGTAATTATTGCTACATCCACATAACGATAGTTTCGTTAAAGAATCCTCACTTACACTTGATATACATTGAAACAAGCTCAAAAGCGTATCATCTGATAATTTATTGTCTATGGCTTTCGTCAAGTGTTCGAGTGATATCTGTGCCCCCGCTTCAATTAATTTACGTATTGTTTCACTCGATGTACGGCGTTCAATTGCCAGAGTGACAACGTCTTGAATGTGCTCTGGTCTTGCACGTTTAAGTATTTCGGTTAGATGACTTTGTTTGTCATAGAAAATAGCTAATTGTAAAAGAGTTAGTCCGCGAGAATCTTCCTGCGAGACATCAAAGGTTGTTATATGTTGAAAAAAGAGAGGATTGTTATCTAACATTAGTTTCGTCATTAATTCTACACTTGCGTTATTGCGGCGTAACTGGCGAATTTCCTCCGTAGTCAATGTAGGGGGTCTCCATGAAGTGAGTTGTGTAGTCAATGTAGGGGGTCTCCATGAAGTGAGTTGTGGCAGTTCTCCCATGTTTTATTTAGACGAAACGTTTTATTTAAATAAATTTATACAAACGAAACGATTATTTTAACGTCGTGTTTCTTTAATGATTTGGTTGCAGAATGGGACAACTCGTGCCTTTTCTTTCGCGTGTGTTCTGAAACAATCTTCTTGTCTCCGGATGGCATCCTGGTTTCCATATCCGAGTATACAAGTTCACGATGTTCCAATAAATAATCCAAAATCTCATCTTCAAGAATCCATGCAAAAAAGTTTAATTGACCAACTGTCGTGGATATTCCGTGGAAATGAATACGTGTACAACGACAAAACGGGTCAAACATTTTCTTTGAATACGCCTTCAAATGTGATTTATATGCGAGATAGACAATAACGTGTCTTCCATCTGTACTCACATATGAAATGTTATTGCTTTTTGCATAATTTGTCACAAACCAATCCAAGATGCGCAAAGAAATACCCAATTTACCAGAAAGAATATCTCGAACAATTTGAATTCTTTCGGGAGTGTAAAATGTTTCAAGCCTGTGTAGAACCCACTGCTCCTGTGTTGAAATTTCCGTGGTCTCCATATTTAATTACTCTCTTTTAAATCCGCGTAATATCCTTTGTGTCGTATAGGTAACTCTTGTAATTTCCAAGTCCCGAAACTTTTAATTCATCTTTTGTATTGATTTCGTCACATCCATTGTCTTGACATTTTCTTCCACGATAGTCAATGGGTAACTTTATGCCATCTGTCATTGTATAGTATTCCCATTTTCCAGTGTTGTATGGATTTGGTCTGCCAAACAGTGGCAATATTCCTGCTCTGTCTTGTCCTTGCAAATATCCAACTTGTTGATAATTTTTATTTATTACATAGGGATTGTCCATCTCGGGAGGGTGATACGGATCGGCAAATACATCAAATGGGTGTTTGCGAACCGAAGAGAATTTTATAGGAGAATCTTGCACTACGACAGAAGCCGGACGATTCATTAATACAAATATTACCCCTATAAGAACAACAATTATGAAAAAGTAAAGTTGATTATTGTTTTTCATTATAATTTTATCACGTTTTTCTTCCGTGGCGCATATTTAATGACAAAACGGAAATCAACTTTCATATTGAAGAATACAATACATAATGGATATTTTTGAACTTTCATTGGATAATTGTACACATCTAACTAACATTATAAAATACATTGCGATAGAAAAAGGATATTCGTATACACGATACAAAAGGTATGTACATCATTTATTATCCACAACCGACCTTGGAAAATTATGGACACGGCGTAGACGTATCTTTCGCGTACTGCGGGATTATGGAAAAGCCGATCAACGGAGCACTGCGTGGTTACAAAAACGCTCGGAAATGATTACTGCTTCTGAAATTACAAAGGCGTTTAAAACTGCGACTCCCTCTGCAAAGTATGAATTATTGTCGTCCAAAGTAAATCCAAAAGAACAGGGGTCGGGAGCGTCTATTACGGCGTGCTTATGGGGAACTCAATTTGAACCTATTATTAAAGATATTTATGGAAGCATTCGAGGGGCAGATATAATAGATACCACGTGTGTTCGACATCCAAAGCATTCATTTCTGGGTGCATCGCCAGATGGTATTGTGCTGACAAAGGATGTTGTTGATCCCCAGTGGGGGAAACTGGTTGAATTCAAGTGTCCAATCAGTCGTCAATTCACACAAGAAACGCCAATTCCTGATTATTATTATCATCAAATGCAAATGCAAATGGAATGTACAGGTATAGACGAATGTGATTATGTAGAAGCACAATTCAAAACGTGCAGTAGAAATCAGTACCGAGAATCAAAAGCAGAATATAAAGGCGTCTTTGTAGTATATGACGACGGAAATATACAATATAAATCACCAGACATTGATTTCAACGAATGGAAAAATACATTAGTTGGCGATGAATACCGAATTATATACTGGACACTTGAAAAACTATGTATAAAAATTGTAAAACGCGACTTCAATTGGATGTCAGATCATTTAATAGAATTGCAAGAATTTTGGAATATTGTTGAAGAATGCCGAAAAGATCCTCTTAAAATGGAGCAGTATATGCCTCAAACTGCCCGACGCGATGTCCCGTCCGCGTCCCTTTTGGTGGACGTCCAGAGTCAGGAGCCCGAAGTTGGTTTGTCTTTTGGTCATACGATGAAACTTCGCCTTGACGAGTAATTTTATCCATTGTGTGTTCAACGAATTCTGGTGTATATCCAAATTTTTCTCTCATTCCAGACATCAACACCCCTGCAACAACAAGAATGCCAAGAACTATCCAGAGTATCACAGTGTTATTCATTATTAATAAAACGGATTAAAAGAAATAGAATAATATAATCAACAAGAATGAATGTTGACATATTAAAATCCATGCTTGCTTCGCGTGGAGTAAACGTAAGTGCACCGGAAACAATTGAACCGGGACTAATAAAATACGATAGCATTGTCGTATCCACAAAAGATCCTCGCGTATCAGAAAAAAACGTTCGTGAGTTTGCAAAAAAAGTTCTTGAATATGGTGCAACAACTGGAATTATTGTTATTTCAAGTCCACCATCTGAAACAATTTTGAATATAGTAGCATCGTTGAGCAATGTCATTCAAATCTTTCACGAGGCACAATTGACATTTGACATTTTGAAACATCGTAAGGTTCCTGCCCATCGTATTTTGTCAAAGGAAGAAACAGATAAAATGTTTGAAAAGTTTCATATCTCAATATCTGAAATCACAAAGAAGGTCCAAGAGGACAAGGTGTCTCTTGACCCAGAACTGGCTTTTCTACAACAGCTTGGAATGAAACATAAAGAATACATGCCATTGCCCTATATTTGGACACAAGATCCGGTTGCAAAGTGGATCGGTGCAAAACCCGGAGATATCATCGAAGTTATGCGAAAGAGCAAAACATCTGGATCCACACCATATTATAGGTTTTGTGTTGCAAATGTAGTATAAATTGTTCAAGAGTGTAATATAATGGCAGAAGAATTCAACAAATTACTTGATGAATATCAAGCAAATTATGTTCAATTTTTAACTACGGGTATACCTGATTATGAACGTGCTTATAAAAATGCCCAGACGGCAATTGAAAAGATCTTAGATGACAAACGTCAACGCGTTGACAAGGAAAAAAAGGACATGAAACACTTTGCAGCATCATATAAAGAAGATAATGAAGACCTCGGTAGGTTATTTAATTCTGCTTCTACAATGTATCAAGATGCACAATCAATACAGGACCAATTTGAAACAGCAAAACAAAGATATGATCAATTTACAGAAACACCAGAACCTTCAAAAGCAGTTGATGTAAGCAATGGATATAAATTGCTGTTGCGTATTGGTGTAATTCTTATTTTGATTCCAGTATTGTTCTTATTGGGTTATTATCTAATCCGTCAACCGACTACCGTCGCGGGCATTAGCTCTTTGCCTACCATAAACATAACGTCTCCTAGTCTGTCTCCAATGTCTCGTTAAAGGATTAAGAATCAGAAGAAGACGGAAGAATGGAGGAGGAAGACGACGAAGACGGAAGAATGGAGGAGGAAGACGACGAAGACGGAAGAATGGAGGAGGAAGACGACGAAGAAAAGAAAGACCAATTTGATGTTCTTGAAAACGAAGTGTATACAAACATCACAAAGACGAGAACTAGCAATACAAGGGATGCAATAATGTATCCAAAATACATTGTTCTATCCTGTTTATTCTCTCCTTGAATAGTTTGATTTAAAATTTGAAGTTTTACAACTTCATCTTGTGCTTGTTTAAGTTCTTCCATTTGTCGTTTGTAGTCTTCTAATTTCTTTTTCAATTCGGATATCTTGTATTTACCATATTCTGTGAGCTTTGCCTTGTTTCCATTCCACATTTGAAGTATTTTTTCAACAATGTCCTGTAATCTCTTGTTTTGATTTTCAATAGTGATCAGTATCTCTTGTCTTTTTGAAGGTTCTGCGTTGAGTGCTAGACGAACCAAACGTACATATCCTTCATTGACAAGTTTATATTGTTCCATCGCAGAAGCGAGTTGCCCCGATTGGGTTTGTTGATATACTTCGCTATCCATTATATTATCATAGTATATATAATGTCGGGAGTTATATCATATATTCTAGTTGGAACAGCATCGGGATGTTCGGGTGCCGGATATGTCGCACCCAATAAAAAGCAACTTCCATTGAATGCATCAGAAGTAACACGGGCGCGCAGATTGCAGGTAGTCGGAGCGAATACCTCGCTTCCTACATTTCAAAGCACAAAACATGCACAAATTGATTATTCTCAACTTGCAGAGATTCAAGTTGGCAACCGATTATCCGTTCCGCTGTGTAAGTTTTTCAATAAGTAATATAAGGGATGGCGGATTATCGTCAAAAATCCGATTCATTGTTGTCTTACATTAAAAATCAACTTTCAACATTTGGAGTGTGGACAAATGTTCCAGGTTATTTACGCCAAGTCTCGTCTTCGTCGGGTGGGTATTCGTGGGGGATAGAGAGAGTTTATGGGGGCGTCTGGTATTGCAAGGAACCTTGTTCAGATGCTAATTGGAAGAATGTTGCTATTCCTGCGGCGGTTCTTGATATTGTTACCGATGCACAATATGTATATATCCTATATGAAACCGACGAGACTGTCACACCTTCTTCCGACATTCAAAAAAATGATAATGTCGTTATACAGACTGGAAATCGTTACATTGGAAATACTGGACTTTCTACTACTCCCACTACATTTCGAATTGCATATCTAACCGGAAGCAGTATTGGTTTCAAAACGCTTGACGGAAAATGGTTAACCGCGATACCGACAGTTCCGGGGGCATTTGAAACATCTACAACATACCCAGATGATTCGCCAGGTCCTTGGGAAATCTTTTCATGGAATTCATCCTTTCCAAATTCAACCAATTTAGCATCTGCACATGGGAATATAAAAATTATAAATGAAAGCACCGGCGACTTTGCATATGGACAGCCACCGACTTTATTTTCACTTGTAAAACAAGTTTCACCTGTAACTCAACGCAAAAGAAAGTTTGCACGTATGCCAGTAGACGGGTCGGGTTCGTGGGAAAGTTACGATGCACAAGGGGACGGAAACAATCTTGAAGTATCGGATGCGTTTTTATTTTTAGGTAAGAAGGGATGTGCAAAACCGTGTAATACAAACAACTGGGTAGATATTCCTCAACCGGGTGGAACTGGACTTAACCAAGGAACATTTTCAGCAAGCGCAGGAAGCGTATACAACATTCAACTTGAAAATGGTGTATACAAGACATACAAAGGAACAGGAACAGGTCAAGGTGGATGGGTAGAACTTCGTGGACTTCAAAATAAGATTCCATTGTCTACATCAATTGACAATACTGCAATTTATGCGACTCCAACCGACCCTGCAAAATATGGAACGCTTGAACGGTGTGCGTTTCCGTATGATAGTGAAGATTTATGTAAAAAAGTATCAACCGATGGACGAAATGTCACATCCGTATCAGTGAATCCAGGAACATCGCGCGTATGGATGACAACAAATGAAACTGCATCAAGAGGAAATATTTTTCAGCGGTTGGATAATGAAAATGAGGATGTAGTTCTGAATGAATTTGGAGAAAGAGACCAAGAATTACAACGAGATGTAAATTCTCTTGGCGGAGATGTACGAATTACACAAGCAGAAGTATCTGCTGGAATGACACGTAAAGAGGCATCGGACATAATATCAGAAGCAACAAATCTATCTGGAAACATTTCTGGGACTCTTGAAGAAGCAGAAAAACTGCGCAGTCAAATACGCCAAGGAAAGAAGGAAGAAGCGGGATACAGCAAAAAGATGCTTCCTCTTCAAATATTGACATTTACACTTGCTGTTGTTTTGTTGATTTATTTAACTGCGGGACTCATTTTGCCTTCAAGTATAACGTCTATTGTTGCGGTTCTGGGTCTGTCTGCGGGTCTAGGAGTCGCAATATACTTTGCTGTCACCAATAAATAATGGATAGAGAGGCAGAAATAGCAAAAGCATTCAAATATTTTCAAGATGCGGCACGAAATAGAGATTTACAACCTGAAATATTTGAAGGAGCGCGGATTCGGTATTATAGTCTTAAAAACGGCGATGCTTGGTTAGAACAAGAAAAAAAGAGACTTCAAACAGAGAAATTACAGCCAGTCATTCAGGAATACAAGAATCAATATGACAGTTTAGATAGCGAAGCAGAAGTTCAAAAAGGATACACTGATTCAATCGCTTCTATACGCGATAAACAATCTGCACTAAATACCGGAATTTCTGGAAATCTAACATTTTTACAGAATTTGTTACAGGATAAACAAACAAAACTTTCAAATTACAATAGATATGTTGAATTAACTACTCCGGGATATTCTGAATATGTAGAAGAAATAAAATCATCGCCTCTTCCGATTGTCTCGTATTTTGCAGGGTTTCCATCTTCCTTCAATATTATTTTAGATGTATTCATAGGGTTCTTGATTTTATTTGCATTGTTATTAATCTTGCGCAAAGTGCGCCCGGCAACAACATCGTTTTTTAGTAGTTTTATTCCCACATCCAGCCGTCCAACGAGTTCTGCAAGTCCGACAATTACCATTAGCAGTCCTTCTTTTTCACCGGCGCGAACAGCAACATTAATCCCTCGTTAGTAATAAATGTGGTTATTTCCGACGTCAAATGTCTTGATTAATACCTTTTTGCGATCAATTGTTTTGATTCTCATTATGATTTTAGGACTTAAAACAAGTTGGTATTCAGCATACTGGGGAGCAGTCATTCACGATGCTATATCGTTGTCTCTCTTATTTTATTTGCGACTTGTTTAGTAATGAGTATCTCTAACGTTATTTTAGACTATAATATAGCGTGGTCAAACACTGACGGAACTATAACTGCGTTAGAAAAATACAATCCGCCACAAATTGGTACATCACCTTTTATTTTGGTTGGAACTGCTAGTGGTAATTTATATCGTTTTTGGGATGGAGATAGCAATGGAACTCCTTCTGTACAAATAACATTGGATCCATCTATTAACACACCAATTACAGGTATATCTGTGTCTCCCGACGGAGTAGTCATGTTTATAAACACTTGTGGACACTGCTATCGGTATGCCGGAGAAGATATTGGTGATTCAAACATAACAACTATAACTGCGACCCAGGATATATATACCGGAAATGATAATACTGGCGGTGTTACTGCCGACACAGAGGAATTTGTATACCTCGTAGCAGAAAATGGAAATGCTATTTATTACTTTAATGACTATGGAAGTACGGGAAAATTTAATATTTTATACAGATACCCCGTTCCAAATGTACTTCAATTAGGAGATTTAGATTTTAACGCACAAGAAAGCAAATTATTCGTTACAGATAAATACAGTGGAAATATTTATTCATATGATTTTGAAAATGAAACGGGAAATTTACAAACACAAGTCGCACTTGGGGGAGGTTCTGGAGTTAATTCAATGTCGTTTGATAACGATGATAATTTATTTTTTAATTATCCCACTTCAAATATTGTAAATGGGTTTATAAATTCTAACAATACAATTCTTAAAGTTGCAGGGGGGACAGAAGGGTCAACAACAGATCCTCTTTTACAGCAATTAAATAATCCTCGTTGTGTATTATCTGTATCAAGCGGTCTTTATATTTCTTCTGATGTTTCTGGTGGAGTCGGAAGTCAACTATTTAGAATTACATTTAATTTTATTCCAAGAAATGCCCCAGTTGTCCCTGCACCTCAATTCAAACAAGTGAATTGTGGTATTGCATCTCCGGGAAACTGTAAACGTGCAATTGTTCCTTTTAACCCACGAGAATATTGGAGGTGGGGATCTCCAAATAGACCATATTTAACACCGGACCCAAACATATCATGTGTTCCTTCACTTGTATTTCAATTGTGTCCTACAATTCCGCTCGTAGTTCAACCAATCCCACCGCCTCCGCCGATTCCTATTCCGGTTGTTCCTACTGTGATAACAGAAATTGCAACCAACCAATTTAATACACGACGAACTGGGCGTTCTGGAAATATTCAAAATTTAACAAATATATCAGAAATAACTGGAATTGGTAATTTTAGAACTTCACCTGCGTTTGGTCCTCAAAGTGAAATATATGCAATAAATACCTCGGGTGTAATATACCGTTTTGATACGTCTGCGGGAACTTTGTTTAATTCACCAACGATTTTATACAACCTTGGAAGGCCTGTTACTGCCTCGAGTCCGTCAGTCGCCAATACCGGTGCACTTGTGGTTGCAACAAATAATGGTGATTTTTATCGTTTCAATTCAAACGGGAATGTCTTGTGGCAAAAAACAACTGGAAAGCAGGTATTTGGATCCCCGGGGTGTTTTACAAATTCCAATGCTTCGGTAGATAATGTTTTTTTTACGGCAGGAAACACGTTGTATAATTACGAAGCATCTACCGGAGATCTTATATGGAGTAAAACACTCGCTGGATCAGAAACATATAGAAGTTCAGTATACGTTGGATCCCTAATTGTTGTCGGTTCAGGATTGGGAGGGAGTGTATACGCATATCGCAGAACAGATGGAACGCTCGTTTGGAAATATCCAAGCGGCACAAGTACATTTGGAATACCGGTTACTTCTACACCAAACCTAATTGGAAGTAATTACATATTTGGAGCAGGGTCAAATTTATATGCGCTTACTTCAAATGGTCTTCTTGTGTGGACTACAACAGTTTCTGGAAATATACAAAGTTCCCCAGCCGTAACAACTGATAGCACCGGAAGAATATGGTCGTTTTTTACAACAACTTGTAATGTTCTGTATGGCATACGAAAAAATACAACGGGGTTTACTACATGGAAATCAATTGAAAATGTAGACGAAAATTGTTCGCCAACATTGGATATTTCAACCGGTGGCCCTGGACCATATGTATATGGTTATAATTCAAATGGACAAGTATTCAAATATATTGCACAATATACCGCGGGGGCAACACAAAGTGCAGTCGCAACCTTTACTGCGAGCGGACAAATTGATTGTAAATCATTGATATCAAGTAGACAGAATAGAATGTTTGTATTCACATTGTCTGACACGGCTTATCGCATAAGATAACAGGCACGACAGCGAGGTTCATACTTATCTGCACCACCAACTAGAACTTGTCCGTCTTCATCAACTTTGCGATAACTGAATAATGCCGGCGTTCCGTCTGCACACATAGAACATAGCGCATTCAACTTTATAACTTTATCAGCAAGTGGAATACATTGAAGTATTTGACCAAACGGCTTGCGATTGTAGTCTCCATCAAGGCCGACAATAATGACATCCTTGTTAAAATTTTCCACCATACAACGAACAAACAGTTCAAGATCATCAAAAAATTGTGCTTCCTCAACAATAATCACTTTGGCTTTTGTGAATTGATGATCTAGTTCCATTAAATTTTTATTGGTAAGAACACACTCAAATCGCACTCCGTCGTGTGTGACAATTTCAGGCAAAATAGAATAACGATTGTCACTCGTGGGTTTAATAACAACCACAGGGACGCCTATACTTCTGTATCTCTTGACAACTAAATACACATACGATGATTTTCCAGAAAACATTGGACCGACAACGACTTCAAGGCTCATTTTGTATATAATTTTATATATAATCCATTATCTAACATCTTTTGATGTCTTCGTCATACCATCAACCTTGGACTAATGTGCATTGCTTCTAGCTCTTGCAACCACAATTTAACTGCATACGGAATGGTCTTGTATTCTAGACCTGTTTTGTTGCCACAATTACGACATTCGTATAACTTATCTTTTTCATTCATGGTTGAAAGTGAACCGCACTTGATACATGTTCCGGTTGTAAACGGATCTGAAACGTCCATTAGACGCTCTTTTGCAAACGCAGAGATTCCGTGTGCGATAAAGACGTCACGTTCCATTTCTCCAATACGCAGACCTCCGTCACGAGACCGACCTTCACATGGCTGCCGTGTCAAGGAAACAATTGGACCTTTTGATCGCGAATGTTGCTTGTCAATGACCATGTGTTTGAGTCTTTGATAATGTGTCGTCCCGATAAAGATTTCAACTTCCATCATTTCGCCGGTCATTCCATTGTACATGATTTCATTGCCGTGGGGATGGAGTCCAAGATTCAACATGTGTTGCCGGAGTTCGGGTAGTCCAAGATGTGTATATGGTGTTCCGTCACCAAGCGTTCCTAGACGAGTCCCAACCCGTCCATACATCGTTTCAAGCAGTTGGGCAATCGTCATGCGTGACGGAATCGCATGGGGATTCATAATAATATCCGGACGAAGACCACTTGCAGTAAATGGCATATCACATTCATCTAAAATCATTCCACACGTTCCCTTTTGCCCGGATCGTGACGCAAACTTGTCACCGATTTGGGGAATACGCTCTGAAACTACACGTACCTTTACAAATGGATATCCGTCAGAATTTTTATCCTGCCATACTCCATCAATGCGTGCAGATTCTGTATTCTTGTGAGTAGTAGATAAATCACGATACAGATAGCCGTGTGGATCGGTTTTTACATTCACAACTTTTCCAATGACTACATCATTTTCTTGAATGATTGCATTTTTCATTGGAATTCCATTCTCTTGAATCGCAGAATATGAACCGCTTTTGAATCCTCGTGTTGTATCTTGTCGTGCCTTTGAAAATCTCTCTTCACGACCAGATGCAACGTTGCGATGTTCTTCGTCTTTATAAAGTGTATAATACAGACCTCGCATAAATCCGCGATGTAGACTTCCGCGATTTAAAATAACAGAATCTTCTTGATTGTATCCCGAATAACACGCGATTGCAACAATTGCGTTGCACCCCGACGGCATTTCATTCATTCGTAAAATGTCCATAATTTGTGTTTCTACAATCGGTCTTTCGGGGCTACACAGAAGATATCCATTCTTATCCAGACGCTTCGTGTAATTTGATGCATACAAAGACATGGATTGTTTCGCCATCGCAGACTGATATGCATTTCGAGGTGATTGATTGTGATTTGAAAGTGGAATTGTAGATGCCATATGACCCAAAATCATATGTGGATGAATTTCACAATGTGTATGATGTTTATTGATTTCTGAAGGAAACATTGCAATACGAACTACTTCTGATTCATTGGAATCAATGTATTCAATACATGTCTTTACCCAATCTTCCCAATTGTCTGAAACCGGAAAATCGCATAGGGCTCCATTTACTACACGGAATACTGGACGAACGAGTCTTCCAGCATCGGTTTCAATGAGTATTTGATTTTCCATCACATTCCATGCAATGGAAATATGAGGATGAAGATCGCCGCAGTACTTTGCCTTTTTTAGACGGGCGTGTACAAGTACAGGTTCATTGGTGTATCCAATAATCGCGCCGTTTACAAGAATGGCAACATTTCCCTTTGACCAAACACTTTGTAACCACTGAACCTCTGGAATGTCTTTTAGAATGTTTAATACAGCAGATGACGGAACGTGCCCTGTAATTGTTGCAAGAAGACTCATTGTTTTTACAATGCCAACCGAATGTCCTTCTGGTGTTTCTACTGGACATACAAAGCCCCACGAAGTTCCGTGAAGTTTTCGTGGTGCCAATAGCTTACCCGACTTTTCAACTGGCGTTTGAATACGACGAATGTGTGAAAGAGTTGCATTATATGACATACGATTGAGAACTTGTGAAACGCCCGATTTTGTTGCATTTGACAATGACGTGGAATTTGATGTTCCCAATCCTTGTACCGTAAAGTTCCCGGTTGCTAATGCCTGTTTAAGTTTTCCTTCAATAGAAGATACTTTGATGATCTTGTATAAATTTGAAAGAGTCAGTACATCCAGCGGTCGCCCATTCTTTTTCCAATTATCATTGTTGATTTCGTGAACGAATTTACTACGAATATCTTTGCAAACCTTTTGGAACAGTTGACGGAACAAGTGCGTCAACAAAGCCCCAGTGGTTACAACGCGTTTATTTGGATACGAATCGCGATCATCTTGTGGACGCTTGCCTCCCGATACTTTAATTAATCTTTCTAACATAGAAATCATACACTTTACCTTGCGAACATTATGAATGCCCGACTTCTTTTCACCTGCAAGATCAACATGTGGTAGGAATTCGGTAGTCAATAGTTCGCGAACGTGTGCAGTTTTATCTTCGGTAGCAGGCGGATATTGTAAATGATGGGACAAATATAGCACTGCATCTTCCTCTGTAAAGATGTTTAGATCGGCACACTCTTTAAAAGAGGCTGCGAGAACATCGCTTTCAATTCCAAGAAGATCAAACACTTCCTTATCTTTGGTGATACCTAGACACCGAAAGAACACCATCAGTGGAATATCTTCTTTGAACCGCGGAACACAAACGACAATTGGATATCCGAGACCGTTGAATTTACTTGAAATTCTCATTTCAAGTTTCTTTGGAGGAAGTGTAAAGCTTTCATGAAGACTTTTCATCTCCACCGAATACGTGTATTTTGTTGCTGTCTTTTTTGATTGAAACGTCATGATACGGTTGTCTGCAACCTTTTCTTGCGATAGAATCGTCCGCTCACTTCCATGAATAATAAAGTATCCAAAAGGATCATGAGGGCATTCTCCCATTTCTTCAAGAGATAACGGATAATCCTTCATAACACACAACGAAGAACCTAGCATGACTGGAATTTTACCAAGAGAAATTCCTTCAAACTTTTTTGTTTCTTCTTTAAATTGCAGTAGTCCGTCTCCATAATATGAACGAACCACAAGTTGAATATCCACAAACATTTGTGCTGCATATGTAAAGTTGCGAATGCGTGCTTCATATGGAATCATTGGTTTTAGACGACCTGTTGCTTCTTGAATACGTGGTTTCAAATAACTGACATTATCAAATGAGAGACGAAATTCATACTTGTATTTTTTTGAGACCTCGTCCTGCTCGTGCCACACAACGATTGCAGGGGTGGAACGAAGAATCAATGGAAGTTTGTTATACAAGAAATCTTCAAAGGGTTCAATTTGTGCCTCGGAAAAGCGAGAAATCCCTTGCTTGAAATATGCGCGTACTGCTTCCATTCTTATAATATTCCAATTTATCCGTAAGTTTTTATTCCGTTTTGATTAAATAATAGTATGGCTTTGTGGGATCCTCAATTTGCCATTCCTGGAACACAAATCACAATTATCAAAGAGAACAGTGACCCTGCGTTTAGCGGTGCAGATAAAAGCGCACATACATACACGATAACGAATCCTACACCTGCATATTCACCTGATTTACAAGTAGGAATGAAGGGCGGTCGCAAACGTAAAATGAAGACCATACGAACATTTCCAAGAAGCATTCTGAAAAAGACTGGAAAGATTCTTCCGTCAGGAAATCCATCAAAAATGCCACCAACAAGAAAATCAGTGAAACTTATGACTGTACGCGGAATTGAAAAGGCGCGCAAAACTGCAAGAAACCGCGCAATGAAAACAGATATTGGAACAATACGTAAAAAATTGATTGAAAAGAAAATTATCGGAGCGGACAAGAAGAATATCCCCCCTACCGTTCTGCGTACATTATATGCGGACTCGGTTGGAGCGGGTCTTCTTTGAATATAAAGTATTTGTATTTTCTAATGACGAAATTGTGGGGACCACTTGGTTGGATGACACTGCATTCAATTTCTGCGTGTTATCCAGACAACCCGAGTTCATATGAAAAAGAATTGATTACGCGTTGGTTTAATTTATTCAAAGGGACAATTGTATGTCCATCGTGTATGGAACATTTTGAAGAAATGTTTGAAGGGTATATTCAAAGAAATCCAAATTGGAATGCGTCAAGAAGAAACCTTTTAGAATTTGTATTTCGTGCACACAATACTGTAAACACGAGAATATACAAGAAAATATACACATTTGATGAAAGCATACACGAACTCAAAAAAATATTGCCCGAAGAAACTGCATCACAAAAACGTCGCGAATATCTCGTATTCATTCGTACAGACTGGATGCACAATATGACATTGCAGGGGATTGCAAATGCTCCTCGTTTAAAGGAGTTATTCCTCATCGAAGATAGTTATTGGAGTAAACGGTCATTTGCATGGGACGATCTTTTACAATTTTCAAACATAAACACTTCTCCTCTCATTCACAATTTGAGTGTTTTAAATAGCACGCCCAATATTCCAAAAATTGTCGCTCCTTCTAAACATTTTTCAGCTCTTAAAATAGGTAAGGTTGGACGCTTGTCAAGTCTTCGCTAGGTAGAGAAATTCTTGGCTCTGCTTCCCATGTATATCTTCTCATCCAAGGAAACCGCGTCTGTGTTTCTTCGTCGTAAAATTCATCTGGAAATTTTGATAGTTTTTTCGCACCGTGAATTGATTTTTTTGGAAGAATAAATTGCAGTTGGCTTGTAATTGTAAACTTAGGTGTTTCATTCCACTGAATACTCGGTTCAGAATGCTGTAAAAGTTGTGAAATCAACGGGGCTTCCGGATAAGGATAATATATCTCCCAATTTAAATGATTATTTTGTGTAAAGTAGGTATGTGTCCAATGAACAATTTTCCAATATGCTTCTACAACTTTTGAAACATCTTGGACTCCATCTTGAACGTGTAGATTATAGCGTCTTTCAAAATGTGAACCATCTGGAACTACAACCGCACGTTCAAAACTGTAATTTCCGCGTTCAGTAACTTTTTCTCTATACAAATTGAATTCTTGGGAACCTGCAACTTGTAAAAACTGTCGTCTTCCGGCCGCTGTCAATAGATCAGGATTGCCCGATTGCTTGTATATGTGTAGTCCTCTTTCATATCCGCCTTCTCTTAATGAAAAAAATCCAAGAGCAGGCACGAAATCATTTCCAAAACACATTGTGGACAACATAATATATTGCTCAATTGGCATGTCTAATTCAAAACCTCCAATATTCAATATAGAAAACCCAGGAGTTTCCTTGTCACCAAATGTCTGGTTTTCACGAAGCAACCAAAAAGACCTTGGAAGGGCAAGGCCTCGTTGCGCCAGTGACAATAAAATTAAATCAGCATCTAAACCATAAATACAGACGCTTCTTCGTTCTTCTTTTGAAAGAGATTTCAACCACTGAAAAATTTTGTGTTCTCCTTCACCTTCTTCGGCGGTTGAAGAAATAATTGCATGGGGAAATTTATGTTGAACGGCACTTGCCAGTTCTTTCATATAAGGTGTACCTGGTGAAATCTGGTGGCGATCAAATTCGGAAACTTCTGTATTCTTTCGAAACCGACGATATCGTTGCTGAACAATTTTAGCATACGGAACAACACCATCCATCGCGACATATAATTTCTTTCGCGGACTACATGTTTCTTTGATTATTTTTTCAAGTGCAACAATGACAGATTCAATTGGATTTTTATTGTCAATATATGTATGGATTAAACAATTAAAATCAATGGCAAGAATGTCGGGTTCCAATTTTACACGAACTTTTGAAACAATACCCTTGTGCTTTTTGATTAATGAAACAAAGTAAAACGGAATGCCCATTGCTTATGTAATGTATCGTATATCTCTAAAATGTCTAGTTATTCAGAATTATATTATGCAGCGTATACGCCCCAAGAACTACTTGATTTTATTATGAAGTGCAGGCGAGATATTGATTATAAATTGCGTCTAACCAATTTAAAAGAACACGAAGTAGATCCGGATAGAACACCCGAAGAGCGCGGAATTACTATTATTATTGAATGGAAAAACAAGGCAGTTGAAAAATTAAATGAACTATTAAAGTAAAAGATGCGCGGAGGTCAGTTTATCACACCTCAGCCTACATTATTTCAACAGGCTGTTTCATTCTTGTATTCTATACCATCTTTTTTGCTACGAAACTGGTGTTATGTTGTTAGTGGGCTTGCGGGATTGTTTCTTATATTATACTTCACAAAACCCACTCAAATTATTGCTCCTGTAAAGGAGAAGATGTGTGGTTCGTGTCCAAAGCGCGAAAGACAAGGCGTTTTTTCCATGTAGGCTTGTTTGGATCATAAAAGTAGCATATATCCATTTTTTTCCCAGGAAATCCATCGTTTTCACAAGTAATCATACATTCAAGTTCTGCGCACCAAATACGTCGCGAATTCACAACAATTCCGCTTACCTTGGTATTCTTGTGAATCACATGTAGAAATGTCAAGTCTCGTGAATGTTTCTTGGCATACTTTTGTAATTTATTTAGTTGTGCATGACAATCTTCAATATCCATTCCTTTTAATGCCATTTGATTGACACAGTCGGCATATCGCCGGATAGGAGACGTAGCGTGACAATATACCCCTCCCAACCCACAATGTTCTACATTGTCAGTTGCAGGGTAATATTGTGCACTTGAAAATGCAAGATGTTCTGGAAGACCAATCTTTCTATATGCTTCTACTTTTTCCATTGACGGTGCATCGTGTCCGCGGAGTAGTCCAAATCCCGCGGCTGCAACGCACGATGCGACTTGACGATTGTAAAATTTCATTAATTCTGCAATCCATTCGTGTGGATCATCCAATCGTTTTTCTGCGATATGTTCTGCAAGTTTTTGTAGTCTTTTTGCATACTTCCATTGTCCACAATTTTCATATGTATAACTTTTTTTATTGATTACAATGACATTTTCAAATCGCATATTGGATATGGTATTTCCAATGAAATCAAATATTAATGAAATTCCATAACGTTTTTCAGAGGGAATCAATGACATTTGATATTCGTGTGGAAATAACTTGCGAACAGGGGTTCCGTTCATATAAAGTGTTTGGCCAATTTTGGATGCGCACGTCATCCAAGGATTTACTTTAATCCATTCAGCAACATCTGCAATTGTAATTGCAACGTGGTGTTCCCAAAAGGATATACAGTCATCAATATCAATACATCCTTCCGGGTCTATATTTACAGTGTCAACGTCCAATATAAATTTATTTGGAATATTTGGTTCTACAATGTCTGGAAATGCACACCAATATTCGGGAGCATATGCATAATGAATTGCAGATTCTTCTGCGTGAATGTCTCCGCATTCTCCAAGAAAATGGACAATCTTTCCACGAGGAAGTTTATCGTCAGTCATTTTTTCAGCAACAACAAGTATGTTTTTTGTGACTTCTTCTTTTAATGAACACGCACAAATCATTTGAGGCATATCTGGATTCAATGGAGTAAACAAATACATTGGAACCCCCCGAGATGTCATTCCATATTTGGTCTTGGACAATATATCGAGAACACCTGAAATTTTCATTTTTGATTGAAAAACAACACTAAACAATACAATGACATTCGTTTTGAATTTATATTCTCAAATATAGGCTGTCGGGGACAACGATGCCCCGAACGATATCTTGCCGAATATCTCGTAATTTTTCAAGAGTTTCAATGTCTTGTAAAATGGTTGCCATATTTATGTATTCATCTGCAATATTAGATACTTTTAATAACGCTTTTGTCATATTGCCTTCATAAATTCCGTATTCCGCGCAGAGAACTGACAATTCTTCTCCATTCATCCATCTGTACAAAACTTCTGGCCAGTATGTATGGATTTTCCAAAATGTATCTGGGCTTGTATTTCTCGTTTCAATTTTACAAAATTCATCTGACAAATCTGCTGTTTTATTGATTGCACTGCGTATTTGATCTGGAACATTCAATGGCACTTCTTCGTTTTCTTCAATAAAACATCCAAAATAGGCAATTAATTCATTGCGAGTCAACGATGTTAAATGACCATCATAGTACATTTTTGAAAGAAGTAGACAATGTCCTTCATTTACTTCGCTGGCAAGAATTCCTAATTTCGTCAACTTTCCTTCGTGAACAAATCCAAATCTTTCTAAATACGTTAGAAAATCATTATCGTTCTTATTTAATTTTTTGATTTCATTTTGAATGGTTAACAGCGTCTCTTGATCTGCCTTGTATTGGCGATATCTTTTCCACCCTTCTTCCCATCGTGGCCCCATATGTTTATTTTTCCATTGTTCTAATCCGCGCTGTGCTTCTTTGCGAGGAGCATTGTTTGTGTTTTTAATTGTAACCTCGTAATGTTCTCGCTGTTCAAAATCCGCAATTGGAATATCAGGAACCGCAGATATTTTCGCAATTTGGGATTCATACGAATCAATCTCCTGTCTTCGTAGACGATTCCAATAAGACATTTCTTGAATGTCTAACCACGACCGATTGAGAAGTAAACTTTTTATTAGAAAGTCATAGTGAAAATCTAGACGACTACATAGAACCTGTTGTTTTCCAGTCATCATTTTTTGAACATTTTCAATGGATTCGGGTTTACGTTCTGGAAGATATAGAACAAGCCCTTCTGTATCTTTCCCTCTTCGGCCAGCTCTTCCCGCCATTTGAATGTATTCATCTGTTCGCAATAGTCTCATCCCGTCATTGTCGTGCTTTTGGTAACTTGTAAACACAACAGTTTTTGTTGGCATATTGATTCCTACTGCAAACGTCTCTGTTGCAAACAATATACGAACAAGACCTTGATTAAACAATAATTCTACTATTTCTTTTAACAATGGAAGGAGTCCGCTATGGTGAAATGCTACACCTTTGTCTAGGGTTTTCATTAATTGGTTGTACTGTGGGAGTCTGTTTAATTCGTCGTATCTCGAAAGGTAAAACCCAACAATACGTCGAACCGACGCAGATTCTTCGTGACTCAAAAGAGTATCTTCAACCTTATCGGCAAGTGCTTCGCAGTGAGACCGAGAAAATACAAAGAATAATGCAGGAAGTAAATTACGTTGTGTAAGAAATTGAATGGTTTCATTCATTTGAAACAGGAATGACTTGCTATGAGAATCCTTGACAATTGGAGCATCTTCATACCCGCCCAATTTTCTATCTCGCACAGCTTCTTCGTGTATTCGCTTCTTTTCCTGCTGATTTTTCAAATAAACAAGGTAGCGATTATATGCGTCCTTGTAAAAGATATTCTTATTGTCCATGACAATGTCTACTTCATTTCCTTTTATAACACAATGGCGCAACGGAACCACGCGATATTCAGTAGAAACCAATGTTAAATTTCTATTCTTTAATTTCGCTAGCCATTCACCAAACAATTCAGGACTTTGAATCGTAGCAGAAAGCAAAATGACCTTGATATGCGGTGGCAATAAAATTAAACACTCCTCCCACACTTTTCCACGTTCGGGATCCATAATGTAATGAAACTCGTCAAATACAACTGCATCCACATCTGTCATTGATAGCATCGCAGTTGTTCCAATATGTTCAGTGGATGTTCCCATTTTGAAAAGTAAATTTCGAAGAATTTCAGTTGTTAAAATTACAATATCCGATTGAGGAGCAAATTTAATATCGCCCGTCATAATTCCAACACGATTTTTGTACATCTTTTTCAAATCATGAAACTTTTGATTTGAAAGAGATTTAATTGGTGTTGTATAAAACACACGTCGTCCTTTTGCCAAAGAATATTCAATTTGGTATTCTGCAACCAACGTCTTGCCACTGCCTGTCTTGGCAGTTACCATCACATTTTCTTCCTCTTGAATACTTTTAATGGCAATTTTTTGGAATGGATCCAGTGGAAATGTATAATTAGTAACAACATCGGGGGCTCTTGAAAGATCTCCTACTTTTAACATTTTGTATACTTGTTATTTCGACAACTAATACACGAATCATTCGTTTTAATACTTTCTTCCTGATTTACGAGTTCTGCGGTTTCGGTGCCGGCGACCACCTTCACGAACTTCGGGCGCACCCGGGACATTTGACGCAATTCCGACGCCCGCATGTGCGGGTTGTTCTAATACGTCTGGTAATGGAGCGTAGTCAGCAGGTTCTCCGCGACGCAATACTGGATGACCTGCGGGCATTTCTGGAACCGGTTGACCACCGCGGCGGCTCTTGCGGCTCTTGCGGCTCTTGCGACTTTTACGGCGGCGCCCAGCAGTTTGTCCCTGCTGTGGCAGTACAGAAGAAACCGCTTTTTTCGTTCCTTCCAAAACTCTTGATAACGCACCAGTTATTCCTGAAAGAACGCCGGATTGCTCTTGTGGATCGCTCATTACTAATATATGTGAAGAAATAGTAATGGATACAAGATTTTGGGGTCCATCTGGATGGCAATTGCTCCATTTGATAGCACAAGAATACCCCAATAACGCAAATGGAATGACAAAAAGGAGGTATGAATTATTTTTTAACGCAATGAAGGATGTTCTACCTTGCCGATTTTGTCGTGAAAGCACGTCTAATTTCATGGCACAACCAGAATATGCACTTCACCCGGCATTAAAGTCAAATACTGCTCTTACGCGTTGGTTATACGATCTTCATAACAGGGTAAACAAGAAACTACGCGATCAGTGTGCAGAAGATCCCCGCGTAATTTGTCCACCAGAAGATCCAACGTTTGAATGTGTTTCAGAAGTGTACGAACGACTTTTAAAGATAACCCCGAATATTCCTCCGGGTATGGATTTTCTATATTGTATTGTATACAATTATCCAAAGAAGCAGGAGGAAATAACCAGCGATAAAATACGAAATCACTTTGAGTTTTTCATGAATTTATATGACGTCTATCCATATAGACACCTGCGAAAGGTCCTACAACATTTTATTGACGAACACATTGTATATGATGCGCTCCTATCGCGTTCTGCATTTATGAAATGGTTTGAGAATATGATGCGCGCGATCGCAAAGGAGACTGGAAACGTAAAAAATCTTCCATCTTGGAATAGAATTGAATACTATGCATCTGGCTGCCAAAAGAAGACCTATCGTGGGAAAACGTGTCGCAACGGGAAAAGGGTTCGAAACCATAAGAAAACATTTAAAGTCACGCATTCAAGATTGCTTCAATTATCTAAACATTCACAAGACATTTAATTTTTCAAGAGCATTTTTACACGCATTTTGTTCTGCCTGTTTTTTCGTTCCAGCTTTTCCAGTTCCTAACATATCCCCTGTCTGATTTATCACACACATTGTAAATATGCCGTCTTCTTCTGATATCATTTTATATGTTGGTGTAAATCCCAAGTTTTGTTGACAATATTTCTGCATGCGGTCTTTGAAATTGTCGTCCTCTCTTAAAAGAAGAGGGATATCAAGATGTGTTTCTATTAATGCAACAATAAAATCATTTACTACGTTGAAAGTATAGTCACAATCAATCCACAGAGAGGCAATAAATGCTTCAAATACATCTCCTAGTTTTTCAATATTTTGTCTTCCGTGTTCAGGTTTCATTTCTTCTACGTGACGACTGACAACAAAAAACTTGTCAAGATTTAATTTATCCCGAGCCAATAGTCCGAGTGTTTTGTTACGAACAATTAATTTTCGCGTGTTTGTTAAAAATCCGGGTGCCTGATCTGGAAATCGTTCACACAAATAGTTTGAAACAACCGCTCCAAGCAAAGAATCTCCACGAAATTCAAGTTGTTCATATGATTCATCCTGTAAATCCATAACACCCCGGGGACACTTTGCAAGAACAGCAGGTTCTCCTGTCAATGTTGTATATTCTGTTCTACGAACATATGTAGAATGTATCATTGCTTTTTGAAAGATTGCAATGTTTTTTACCTTGTATTCTTGTCCACACGATCGCAGAATATTTTCCACATCCTCGGATCGTAAGGGAGTATTTTTCACGTTATAAGGAAAATATTCCATCATATATTTATATCACGTTATCGTTTTAAATTATTTCTTTATGTAATATTTTACGTTATACAGATCTACCAGTGTTTTTCCACCTCCATACGAAATTGCACTCTGTAAACATTCAATCAAGTATTTCATATGGTCAAACACGGACTCGTCTTTGAATGGAATAAGTTTTTTTGTTCCTTCTACGCGTTGTGTTTTTCCATTCTGGTATACAGATACACTTCCCCAGAATTCCTTGTATAATTTTCCATCAATTTTAATCGTTTTACCCGGCGAATCTTTGAACCCAGACATCATTCCTCCAACCATTACAAAATGTGCTCCTAAAACAATGCTTTTCACAATATCGCCAGGACACCGAATTCCGCCATCAGCAATAATAATTGCAGTATTTCGGACCTTTGCACATTCCTTTATCACCCATGCTTGAATCCCACGACTTCCAAACCCCGTTGCGTTATATGTAGTGCATGCTTGTCCAGGACCGATTCCAACCTTAATCATGTATGCTCCCCAATTTTCAAGATCTGTAAACCCATCTGGCGTACATACATTTCCTGCAATAATACGAGTGTTTGGAAGAATATTTTTAATAAATTCAATCATAAGTCTCATTTTATTACAATGACCGTGTGCAATGTCAATTGTAATGTAATCAACATTCAAATCATTTTGAATAATTTTATTTAAAAGTTCAACACTGTCAATATTGACTCCAACTGAAATAGATACCATTAATTTTTTTTTATTCATATTTTGAACAAACTCAAACGTATCTCCGTAACGATGCATAATGTATAAATATCCCTCTCTTGCCATTTTTTCTGCAATTTCTTCATTTATAACACATTCCATGTTTGCAAGAATCACAGGGGATCTGAATTTATCAATGCCCGTATCGCAATCTGAACGACTATTTACAATACAAAATCCCGGTATTAAATTCATATCATCATAATCAAACATTTGTATAATATAGCTTTTAATCTTTAAAAGTAATGCGTGATAAATAGAATTGTCACTGAATATACAAAAATCATAAAGATTGAAGTGGCAATGCGTGCACGCATACTCAATGGTATAAAGTCACCGTATCCAATTGTCGTATACGTTGTCAATGAAAAGTAAAAGAGTGTCAGCATTTTATCAATGGGATCAATCGGCAAGTTTTCAAAGTCCCTTTTGTCTACAAACAAAAATAAAATAAATGCAAATGTAAAATTAATCAAAATCGTCAATGAGACGAGATAAAACGTTTTTTGAGTGGTTGTAAAATGTCCATACATATTACATTCTATTTACATATTTTTCTCGTGTAATACCAATAACCCTGTCGAAGCTAATTGTATCCCTCCCGAATGTACGCGCTCGTTTAAATTTCTGGAAGTCCTGTCTGCCCGACATTCGCCCCCACTATGCCGTAAAGTCCAATAACCTTCACTGCATTCTTGACGAATTATATAGGGGTGGTGCGGGGTTTGATTGTGCCTCGTCAGATGAAATACGGGCAGTACAATCGGTTGGTGCAAGATATTCTGACATTATATACGCAAATCCTTGCAAATCAAGAGATGAAATATACACTGCAAAGACATTTAACATTCAATACATGACCTTTGATAATCCTTTTGAACTTGAAAAAATACATGATGTATACAAACAATCAAAACCCATTTTACGCATTTTTGTAGACGACAAAGGAGGGTCAAGAATTCCTTTAAACAAAAAATTTGGTCTTCACATTGATCAATTACACAAATTATTACAAAGAGAGCCTCGTTTTCATATTTATGGAATCGCATTCCACGTCGGAAGCGACTGTACCTCTGTGGATTCTTACAGATCTGCCTTTGAGACAGTTCATCGGTTTTTATGGTCATTCGAGCAGTATAGACATTTATTTACACCTGAAATATTAGACATTGGCGGAGGATTTTCGGGAAATTCTGAAAACAATGCATTCTTTACTGACAAATTAACACCTTTTATACGTGAAGAAGTCAAAACCCTGCCATTTAAAAAGGTTATTGCAGAGCCTGGGCGATTCTTTGCCGAGGAAAGTGCAAAGTTACACGTCCCTGTAATTGGGAGAAAGAAATTGCCCAATGGCGAAAGGTGTATAACAATCGATGATTCCGTGTATGGTATATTTTCTGGCGTTCTTTTTGACGGATTTCGTCCAGATTTCAAGTGCATAACTAGAATTCCATATTCATCAATGGAACAATTTACAATTTTTGGACGAACGTGCGATTCAGCAGATAAAATAGCAGAAGGAGTATGGTTGCCTCGTGAAATTGACGACAGCGATATTCTTGAAGTTAAAAATATCGGCGCGTATTCGTGGGTTTCATCAAGCGAATTCAATGGATTTCCTAGACCAGCTATACAAGTGCTTTCATAGTCTTGCGTTTAGGGAGACGTCTCTGACCTCCACGTTTTCGAGTAAAATAAGAATACAGACCCAGTGCAGTTCCTGCCAATAATGCATCGCCAATGACGGTTCCTCCAACTTTTTTACCTTTCCCCTTTAACACTGCTTGTCTTTCTTGTATTTTTTTAGTAATGTCTTCAAATGTCTGTCCACCTCGTCTTATTTTTCTCGTTCGTCTGCCTCCTGAACAACCACAACCGCCACATTGACTATCTTTCATTATTCTAATTCTCCATAATCTTTTGTTGAACATATGAATGACGAAACAGTTCTTCATCTGTCATTTCAATTTCATGATATACGGGTTGCAACCACCTTTCAAACGCGTTATACGCAAGTGTACCAGATAGAACTTCTGGTTGAGTATCGTTTGCAATTGCGTACCCATTTTGATCCCAATACGTACAATGTTTCGATACAATTAATCGAAAAGATTCTTCAATTGCGCTTACATATTTATCCGTTTGTTCTTCTACAATAATTTGACAAATCGGACAAGTTTCATAGTATTTTTGACAATCTAATCTATGAGCGACATGCTTCAATCGAAATGTTTCAAGAATCTTTTGGACATCTTTACCCATTGTAGAAACTCGAATTGTATATTTCTCTACAAAAGAGCGTAAAATGAAAATTCCTATATTTTACATAAGAATGGCGTAGTAAACCCTTTTTACGAAGAACGTCTTCCAATTCAAAAAAAAGGGTTTTTATTTCATCTTCATAACATCCATTTTTTGTCGGAATAGACAGCCATTCTTCAATCGAGAGTCTCATTGTTGTCTTCTAAACTCAAAACGCGTGTAAAGGCAAATTCCTTTGATACTAATTCCTTCTTTTTTGCGTCGAAAATAAATTTAAAACACTCTTCTGCAGTAGGCGCCCCCGTCTGCTTAAAATATTCCGCGAGCTTTCCCTGTAAATCTCGCGCACTCATACTCCACGGTTTATTCCACGAACCTGGTCGTTGAATTTTAATATAAGAACCATCATCTTGGATTTCTAGTTTTGAAAATCCTTGAAAATGTGCACGATTTAAAATATCTGACATTTCATTTTCTACAAATTTGCGGTCTTCGCGTAGTTTGTATACTTGTTTGTTAAGCTCTTTCAGTTTTTCATCACACGCCCTGTAATTGCGAACACACTTTACGAGATCGCGTTGGTCAATTGGCGTCGTCATACTGTTAATTAACCATTTATCAACATATTTAATAATCCGTTTTAACTAATAATGGATCCCACGGAGGTGGAAAGCCTGCGTATTGCATATAACAAAGAACATCCACACGAAACACCTATTAAAAAAGGGTCACATGTATGGAAAGAAATTTCACAGCGTTTAAAAGATTCGTGTAAATCAGGGACACCAGAATGTATTGTTCATAGTTTGATTCAAAAACCTGCTGCACCGATGAGTTGGTCTGTCAACCCAGAAGAATGGCTCTCTTCTGATGACATTGATCAATGTCAAAAATACTATGAAGAAATTATACCCGATTATTACTATGTCGGCAGTGTTCCGATTGATTTTGATCTACACAATGAAACTGGAAAATGTCTAGTATCATCTCTGTGTTCAATGTCTC